TGTAACGAAGCCATCACCAGGTTGGTATGCAAAGATAGACCGTAAAACGGGCGAAGTTGGTGCAAAAGTACGCTTAGATGCCACACAAACAAAGGAATTCTGGTATCCTATACTAGAGGACAAGCAGTTTAAAACATTTGTGCAAGAAAAATATCAAATAGGTTATGGGAATATATTGAATGATGAGATTAGAACAGACGATACTAAAGAACTTAGTTTACAATGAAGAATTTACAAGGAAAGTATTACCTTTTATTCAGATAGAATACTTTGCTGATTCAATAGAAAGAAAAGTATTTAAAGAGATACAAGAGTTTGTAAATCGTTATGAGAAGTTACCTTCACATGAAGCTCTTGTAATTAACTTTACAGAGAAAAAAGAACTCACAGAAGATGAGGTTTCAAAATCAGTAGAGCTTCTTCATGAACTCAAAAAAACAAAAGATGAAAAAGTAGATATTACTTGGCTTACAGAACAGAGTGAAAAGTTTTGTCAAGACAAAGCTATCTACAATGCAATCATGGATTCGGTTGCAATACTAGATGATAAAAGTACAAAGAAAGCAAAAGGTGAAATACCAAAACTATTGAGTGATGCACTTGGTGTTTCATTCGACAGGCACGTTGGTCATGATTACATGGACGATTACAACGAAAGGTATGACTTCTATCATAAAGTAGAAAGTAGAACGAAGTTTGACCTTGACTTGATGAACAAGATTACAAAAGGTGGTCTACCAGATAAAACTTTGAATGTATTGATGGCAGGTACTGGTGTTGGTAAAAGTTTGTTTATGTGTCATATGGCATCAGCTTGTTTATCTCAAGGTGATAATGTTTTGTATATTACATTAGAGATGGCTGAAGAAAAGATTGCAGAAAGAATTGATGCAAACTTATTGAACATTAGTTTGAATGAACTTAGGTCCGTATCAAAAGAAGATTACGAAAACAAATTCAAAGTGTTGAGGTCTAAGACACAAGGTAAGTTAATCATCAAAGAATATCCAACGGCGGCTGCTTCAACATTACATTTCAGAGCCTTGTTAAGTGAATTGGCGATGAAGAAACAATTTAAACCAAATATTATATTTATTGATTACTTAAATATTTGTTCATCATCAAGAGTAAGACCAGGTGGTACAATCAACTCTTATGTGTATGTAAAAGCAATTGCAGAAGAACTCCGTGGTCTTGCAGTTGAGTATGAACTACCAGTTGTATCAGCAACACAAACAACAAGGTCTGGTTTTACAAATTCAGATCCAGGTCTTGAAGATGTTTCAGAATCATTTGGTCTACCAGCGACTGCTGACTTTATGATTTCTTTAGTATCAAACGAACAACTTGAAGAACTAAATCAGATAATGGTCAAACAACAAAAGAATCGTTACAATGACCCAAGTTATTACAAGAAGTTTATTCTTGGTGTTGATAGAGCTAAGATGAGATTATATGATGTAGAACAAGGTGGTCAAGATGATATATTAGATGCAGGTCAAAATAACGGTCCTGATAAACCGCTAAATACATTTGGCACAAAAGAAAAATTTGATGGATTTAAAGTATGAAAATAACTAGAGAACAAGCATTACATGGCGCCAAAGCCTTTTCAGATTACTTTGATCGTTTTAAAAGTATCGCTGATTATATGCGAGATCAAAAACTAAATGCAGTTTCGGATATGCCTGTTGGTCTTCCAGGTATGGGGCCTGAACTAGATTTGTTTAATGACTATGATATGCACCCAGAAGATATGAATATTGAGGTTCATAGAATGAAACAAGGACTGTGGGATAATTATCTATCAATCATTACATCACATTCAAACATGGTAAGTGTACCAGGTAAAGAATTAAGATTAGGTGTATTAGAAAAGAGTACAAACAAATGGCTTGGTTTCATTCGTCTTGGTTCACCAGTAATCAACATGAAACCTAGAAACCAATTACTTGATTGTGTATTCACTCAAGATGCAAAAACAGCCAGATCATTTAATCAGACAACTGTTATGGGCTTTTCTATTGTACCATCACAACCATTTGGTTTCAATACACTTGGTGGTAAATTACTTGCAGCTATATGTTGTTCACATCATGTTCGTGAGATGATGAACAAGAAATATCCAGGTATGAATGTATGTTTGTTTGAAACGACCAGTTTGTATGGGTCATCAAAGTCTAGTTCACAGTATGATGGTATGAAACCATTTCTCAGATTCAAAGGCCTTACAGACTCTAATTTTTTACCATTGATGCACGGCAAACCATATGAAGATTTAAAAGATTATATGGAAGGTGCAGTTGGTGGTCCGGTTGTACCAGAAGATGCTTCATCAAGAAAACTTAAAATGTCTACAAAAATACAGGCTCTTATCAAGGCTAGTTTAGATGGCGAAGATTTGAAACGATACAATGATACAATTAAGAATGCTCTTAATTTGACTGAAAAGAAACGATATTACGCCTCTTCCTATGGTTTCTCAAACTTTGTTGATGTAGTGACTGGTAAGACAGATAAGTTGGTTCCAGACAAGGAGAACTACGATAAGCACCATCTGGAGAACGTAATTAAGTGGTGGAGAAAGAAAGCATCAAACAGATATGTGTCACTTAAAAACGACAAAAGACTTAGAAAAGAGTTAGAAGTATGGACAGGAGATAAAGAGATTGATATTATTCGGTAGTTGTGTTATCATAAATACAATAGTTACTACAATTAAGGAGAAAAATTATGGTAATGGCAGCTACAGCAGAAGCGGAAGGAGCACAGGCTTTGTTTTCATACATCGCTGATGTTTTAGGTACGGTAAAAGTAAACCGATTATGGAAACCTTATTTGAAAGGTGAAAAAAACTACACACAATTTAAGGAAGAGTTTAAAAGTGAAATAGACACAGGTTTTAGGACTAAGGCCATAGAAACTGATTTACCAAAATCTCAAATTTTATCTTACTTAGGTAAAGATAATACAGGCAAGTCCTGGTTCATATCATCTCTTCTGATAGCCGAAAAACTAATTAAAGATATTGATAAAATTGATTCTAATTTTAGATACATTAAGAGACCGGGTTGGGGTGATGTTTTTTACGCAAGAGGTGATAAAGAGGTCATGGGTGTATTATCTAAATTATTTAAAGTAGCTAATGATTTTTCAAAGAAAGAGGATGGTAGGCCTTTTTTTGGTGACATAAACAAGTGGTCGCCAGCTGACATTTACTTTGCGACCGATAAGGCTAAAAAAATGTTGAAATCTACATTATCTGATCCTCAAACAAAAGCTGGTAATTTTAGATTTGCTGAATTAAATGAAATGATTTTTAAATTAATAGACAAAGGTCAATTACTGCCCTTATCATTAAAAAAAGTAGAAAGAACAGCAAACATAGTTGAAGTAAATTTCAATCGAAAAAAAGAGGAAAAATTACTTGCAGATACATTTGTTGTCGGTCCACAAAAATTTAATTTGATGACTGGTAAATACCAAATTAATAAACAGAAAAAAACTTTTGCATGGGTCAAGGATTATCCTATTGGCAAAGGTGCTTTTAGAGAAATAAAAATAGATGTTAAATCCGGGAACAAAGATGGTTTTATTCAGATAAGACATACTCCGGCCTCAAAAGGTAAACCACAAAAAGGTGTCAAGGTTATATTTGGATATAAAGGTGATGCAGCTCTAGGTGGTCAGTTAGTTGGTATACCGCTATTTACTAAACAAATTTCTTTGATAGATAAAGGTTTTGCTAAGAAATTATCAGATACATGGAATCAAAACTACAAAAAGTTTGAAGAAGATGCAAACATTTATATAAAATCAATTGGTGGTAGATTGTATAAAGGTAATAAAGAACAAAGAGAAACATTTAATAATGATATGGGTGCTATAAGTGGTCTAACAGTTATGAATGCTATTAGACCATTAATTAGTGCTTATTTTAAAAATCCAAAGGAGAAACAACATAAGGTTCTAAGAGCTTTATTTGCTTATGTAACATCTAGGTCGATAAATTCTAGTCCTTTTGTAATCGCAAAATGAACTTTACAGAATTTTTACAAGAAGCCAGACAAGACAAGAATCTTCACTTAGAACATTTAGAAGATAATATCTTGAATCGTGGTGTCGCTGGCGCCAGAGAGTCAATCAACTTTTTACAATCGTTGAGAGATATGCTTGCAGGTAAATCATCATCTAAAATAAATGTTACAACAAAATGGGATGGTGCCCCAGCTGTTTTTGCTGGTATAAATCCTGCAAATGGTAAGTTCTTTGTTGGTACTAAATCAGTATTCAATATAACACCTAAATTAAACTACACAGATAAAGATATAGATAAGAACCACCCAACTGGTGGTCTGAATGGAAAACTTAAAACAGCCTTGGCATTTATACCAAAACTTGGTATCAAAGGTGTATTACAAGGCGACATGATGTTTACAAAAGGAGATATAAAGAAAGAAACGATTGAAGGTGAAAGATACATTACATTTCAACCAAATACTATTGTCTATGCTGTGCCAGAAAATTCTATCTTAGCTAAGAAAATGCAGGCCGCTCAACTAGGTATTGTTTTTCATACCTCCTACTCCGGTAGGACACTCAGCACAATGAAGCCATCTTTTAACATAGACATTGGTAGATTACAACCAACAAAAGATGTTTGGTTTCGTGATGCTTCTTTCACCGACGCCTCTGGTACCGCCACATTTACAGAGGCTGAAACAAGACAGATTACAAATATACTCTCTCAGGCAGGTAGAACATTCAGAACAATTAGCCCATTAGTGTTAAATCGTTTATCACTTAATGATAAAATATTGATGGAAATAAAAACATTTAATAATAAATCAGTTCGTGCAGGTCAAAAGATAAGAAACACAAATGTACATACAATAAACTTAATAAGATTTGTTGAAGATAAATTAAATAAAGAAATACTTAAAGCAAAAAGAGCCGACACAAAAAGAAAAAGGCAAAAAGAAAAAAGTGAAATGATGAGATTTTTTAGATCATCAGCGATGCAGTTAGTACAGATATTCAATCTAATGAATCAAATTGTTGATGCTAAACTAATTATTATTCGTAAGTTACAAGAGATGCGACAAGTTACAAATTCATTTGTTAGAACAGATGATGGTTTCAAGATTACAAACCCAGAAGGTTTTG